GCATTGCCCTTCAGGTGCTCGCTGCCATTAGCTCCACCCACTGCAGCGTTCTTGCTGCCTGATCGCTGAGAGCTAGCAATGTCACTGGCTTTCACCTGGCCATTGGAATCCCGCACCATTGCGGAAAAGGCATTGGCCCCACCACGACTGAAGATCGGTGGCCGACCATTGGCATCTCTCATTCCAGGGATGGTGTAGCCACTGCCGCTGTCAGGGTGGCTAGCCGCTACAGCAGGGCCCCTCTCCCACTGACCACCACCGCCGTATCCACCACCAAAACTGGGTGGCAACGTGGCTGCAGCAGCAGGGGGCATCATCATGTTCATCAGCCAACTGCCAGGCGCCAGCGGGTTGTACCCAACTGGCAGCATCCCCATCCCAGTGCCACGACTCACCCCTTGCCAGTTGGCCTGACTCACCGTCTGACCCTGACGCTGAGAACGGATCTGCCCCTCAAGAAACTTGCGGGCTTCACCGTTGGGATCGAGCTGTGGATAGAACCGCAGCTGCTCAAGTAGATACCGATTGGTAGTGGTGCCAGCCGTGTTGGCCATGTTGTAGAGCTCGCGGCTGACTGGCTTGCCCTGGCTCACTGCCTGCAGCTCAGAGTGCAGCCAGTTGCCATCCATCACTGGCCGAACGGCAAAGCCCTTCACCGTGGGGGCGGGCAACGTTGATGCCTCCGTCCTGCTGTAGCCCCTTGTCGCCATTGGGCGCAGAAGGACTGGTCGTCAAAGCTCGGAAGGCCTGCTTGTACTCCTCGCTTTTCCTGGTCTCAGCAATCGCTTCGCTGATCAGCACGTTGCGAGCACTGCTAGTCAATGGGACTCCAGGACGCTCAGCCATCCAACGGTCGATCTTTGCTTCAGCGTTCCGCAGGAACAGGTTGTTCAACCGCTGGGTAAATGCTGAAACCTTGGCGTCACCCAGCCCGCTCACTGCAGCGACCATGCCAGCGCCATTGGCATTTGCCAGGTCAAGCAGCGAGGTGCCACCACCACCGCTCTTGCCCTTAGCTGCATCCACCAGCGGCTTCACCTGCGGCAGACCCAGGTCCTGCAGCAGTGCCTTGTCGATGGCTGACTGCAGACCAGGCGTGGTCTCCGCTGCATCCTTTTTCCTTTTATTGATCTCATCCATGTATTCCCTGTACCTCGTCCTCTGCAGTTCTGGCGTGGGCTCAGCCCTTGCCGCTTGCGCCGCTTGCTGCTGCAAAGCGGCCACCGCCTCTGGCGTGGAGAAGGCAGAGCGCGGCAGGTCCCTAATGCTTTGAGCAAAGTTCTCCGCAGCTATCGGATCAACCGGATACAGCGACTCGGAGACAGACGACTGTGACTTGATCTTGCGGTCTAGGTATCCATCAATGTCTCGGTAGCCAAGAGCGTTCGCGCCAGTCCTAAACGTTTGCAATGCAGCCCCGTAATTAGGGTCATTGCGCAGCATCTGGCCCGGCCCACCTTCTGACATCCAAAGCTCATCGAGCTTTTGCTCAATCGACTTCTGTCCGATTTCGTACTGCTGCTGCCTTGCCCCGTTCCCTCGGTTACTGACCTCCAGCAGGTCCAGTCCGTAGCTGGCACCCCAGTTCGGACGCACTGCATCAGCGGGGCTCCCACCCAAGACAAAGCCCAAGGCATCGCCCAAAACCGGAACACCCCCATAGGTGCCCAGTAGCTGAGTCCGCACTTCCTTCAGCATCTCGGCCTTGTCCTTCCCGCCAAACAAGGTCGATACCTTGTCTATCTCGTTTGTAAGCAGCACACTCCCAAGCACCTGCGAGAACAGCGGGTCTCCAGAGGTCAGCACGCTGCCCACGGTCAACGGGCTTGCAGCACCAAGGCCAAGTGCATTCCACCTTTCCACAATCTGTGGCGTAATCAGAATGCCGTTCTTGACTGAACTGACCATGCCTGCGCCAAGGGATGCAGTGGTCACTGCAGTGGTGTTGATCCTCAGCTCTTCACCAAACAGCTTCTCTTGCTTGTCGGTGTATTCATCCCAAGCCTTGTTCAACTTGGGGGTGACGTAGAACGCCGCCTCCGGCTCCTCACCCGTCAGCCCATAACGGCTGTAGACCCCTTGGACCAGCGCTGCCTTGCGCTGTGCCAGCTCAGGACTGCCTGGCTGAAGGGTGGACACCACGCCCTGATTGAGCTGCAGGTCCATGGACAGCACGTTGTCCACCTCACTGCCTGCCTGCTGAGCCAGTGCACGGCGGCGGCCAACCAGCCTCCATGGGTTGGACTCCCTCAGCAGTTGCGCTGCTGGTGGATCCACCTTCTCCAGTTGGGTGATGGTGCCAGCAGCATTGGCAGCACCCTGCTCCTGCTGCATCTGCAGGCCAAGGATGGACCGCTGCTGAATGTTCTTCAGCTCGTCGTAATACCCTTCTTCAATCTTGCCCTTGGCATAGGACGTGACACCTGTCTCAACTAGCTGGGTCAAGCCTTTGCTGAATGGAGCTAATGCTTCAGCAATTTGTGCAAACTGGTTATAGCCTTGGACGTTGCCCTGGCCTCCCTGCTGAATAGCATTGAACCCTGAGACCACAGGCATGGACTCAGGTCTGGCAGCAGCGGCAACCTGCACACTGCCAGGATTAACAAAGGCGCCAATCGGTCTGGCACCTGGACGGATCTCTCCAAAAGGTAGACGTTCAGCCATTAGCTACCTCCGGTGGTTGTTGTTGTCTTGGCCCCTGTGCCAGGCCCGGTCTGACTGCTTGGCGTCTTCAGGCCATTCAGTGTGTTGTTCATCGAGATGCCAGCACTGATGCCACCCATGATTCCGGTGCCAATGTTGAGCGCAGCAGCAGCACCACTTGGCTTGCCGCCAGTCATGCTCGGCGGTGGTGGCTGGATCAACGTGGGCAGCGGTGCAAACGGTGCAATCGGATCGAAGAACGTCTGCTCGTCATAGAAGCTCTGTGAGTTCCACCGGCTCAGGTACTGAGCCACCTGTCCTGCCTGCTCACGGCTGTACTGCCGGGTGCGGATCTTCTCGTTGATGTTCTGCAGCGTCTCGTAGTCACCCTGCTGCCGGGCGTAGTCATTGACCAACCGGTCAACGCTGTTGCCTTCCATCGCCATGGCCTGCACCGCAGAGCTGGACTGCATGACCCGCCACTTGTATTGCTGAGAAGCAACGGCCTCCTGCATTGAGGCTTCTGCCATCTGCTGGCTCAGTGCATCACTGTCCTGCACGTAGGACGCACCAGCAGCAGCGCGGGTCTTGCCGACCACCTCTGCCTGCTTGACGCTCTTCAGCAGCTCAACGTTGCGCTGGGCATTGGTGTACGCCAGCTGCTGGTTGTAATTGACCGTCTGCTGCCAATACTGAAATTGGTTGTTGGCATCAGTGGCCTTGGCATTGAAGCCAGCCTGCCACTTGGAGAACTCACCGTTGACCTTCTGGAAGGCAACCTGATTGGCGTAGTCCTGCTTCTGGGCCTTGGCCTGGGCAAAGCCTTGGAGGATGCCAAGACCCCCAGACAGGATGCCCATCCCAATGGACAAGGGTTCCATCAGGCCTCCCTCCAGAAGCGGCAGAACAATGCACCGCTCAAACCGATAGGCCGTGGCTTCTCGATCTCAAACCCCAGGTGCTTCAGCCAGCGGATGGATCGCTTGTTGCTTGCGTACACGTCATTGCCAATCGGTCCACCCACTCTCTCAAGGCAATGCTCCACCCATCTTCGCCCTTCTATGCACAGCTGCAAACGTCGCATCCTGGTGGCGGTCAAGCCCTCGGTCCCCAACAGCCAGATCCGATCACCACAGATCCCTGTCAGCCCCACTGGTTCACCGTCACTGGTCTCGATGCAGCGGCAGATGTCACTGTCAGCCCAGCTGTCCAAAACCGCCTCAGGCCCTGTGATGCGGTGGCTCAGCCATACCTCCGTCTCGTCCTCAGCCCGGACATGGTTGGCGATGTACTGCGCCCGCTCTTCCGTTGGATCCGCCCACCTCATTGCATGGACCTCGCACGACCGGTCACCATCCCGATCCATTCACAGGTGCTGAACTTGCAGGGGTGGGGCGTGGAGTTTCGGATCTCCACCATGCACTGCTCACCCCTACTCATGATCGGAATGTTGAACACGCCCTCAAAGTAGCGAGCAGCATCAGACCCTTCACCTGTTGCAGGCTTGCCGATCACCGCATTGCGCACTGCTGCCACCGTCCCATCAAAGGAGTACACACCCTCTGGTCGGTGCTCAGCCATCACATGGACCTGGAAGTACCCGGTCTCGTGATACCGCAGCTTGGCCTGCCGGATCTGGGTACGCATCGCATTGGCCGATGCCTTCCCGCCCCCGATCTCACGCATCATCTTGAACCGGGTGAAGCGGTAGCGGAAGTTGTAGATCTCACCAGCAAACACATCAGCAGCAGACCAGTCACCCCTGGCCTTGATCGTGCTGCCGTTGTCCGCTTCACCCAGCAGCACAGGCCCTGGCTTGACACCGCCATACGCTGACCACAGCTGGGTCTTGGCACGGATCGGATACGGCAGGGTCCAGGTGGTGTTGTTCAGCCCAGGGTCATAGACACCCTTGACCATCCGCATTGGCGCTGGCGTTGCCACCGTGGTGCTGACCCTCCTGTCCAACAGCAGGGGGAAGGGCGATCCAGCCACTGCACCCAACCGGTCCATCACTGGGATGGATTCCAGGTACACCTCAGTCCCGTACCGCATCAAGCAGTACAGGGTCTCCCTGATGCACAGGACCTGCAGCACCTCATCAGTGCCGTTGAAGGACCAGTGACTCCAGCTGGACTGGGCCCGCTCTGCACCCTGCCCCGTATTGCGGAAGAAATACTTGTAGACGTAGATCTGGTTCTGATACCCCGAGCGACTGCTGATTGCAAACAGCGAGTTACCCGTGTCGTTCACCGTCATCTTGAACACCTCTGACGGCACGTAGCTGGACACGTACCCCGTCAGGTCCTGGGCATCAGCTGTCAGTGCAGTTCCCGCACCGCGGACACTGAACTCCCTGAACTGTGACCACTGCCCATTGGCTTGGCAGAAGACGATCCCACCACCAGCCTGCTGGGGCCTGACCCGCACATCAGTCTCAAACTGGGTGAGCACTGTGATCTGCGCTGTCTTCGGGGTCAGTACCGTCTCAGCAGCGTTGAACCGGAACTGGTACTGCGCACTGAACAGGATCAGCTCGTCCTGGTACGGCACCGCATACCGCAGCACTGACACCCGGTTGTTACTGGCCACCACGTCGATGGGGTCGGTGTCCAACACCGTGGTCACCGTCTCAGGGAAGAACTCAAAGAACTCCCTGGTCCGGCTCAGGATCACGTTCTCATCAGCCAGGAACCCCAAGCGGTTCTTGAAGATGAACACGTCATTGATCGGGTAGCCAATGAAGCTGGGGTCTGGTGCGGTGTTGTAGTCACCCGTTGTGCGCTGCCCCCACTTGGGGATGGTTGTCCCGCCCTGGGTGCTGCCATCTGCTGGCCCGTAGTAGAAGGTGCCGTTGGGCAGACGGATCAACAGGTGGGGCATGGTTGCCACATCCACCTTGTACTCAACGCCAGGGCTGACGGTCTCTGACCACACCCCCTCCCCGAAGCTGCCGCTCTTGGGCTTGAACTCAACGTAGTAACCGTCGAAGTTGTTGCCTGGATCCCCGACGATCTCCACCTGATACCCAGCTGGGGCAATGGTGGGCAGCTCAGTGAAGGCCTGCACCTTGTCGAGGATGGCCGTGATGTCAGCGTTGGCCCTGGCATCACTGGCTGCCACCGTGATCGGCGCAGCTGACTGCAGCCACAGCACCGAACCAGAGCGGGTGATGGTCACCCCAGGCAGGGTGCCCAGTGCAGTCTTGAGCTGCTCAGCAATCTCAGCACTGCTGATCCGGTTCTCCGTCACCGTGGTCCCACTGCTCACCACAGGAGCCACAGCCGTGGTCACCTCGGCCTGCTTGCCGTTGACGTTGACCGTGTACTTCTGGCCGTAGTTGGCAGCCTTCACCCACACCAGTGCCTCATGCACCGTGGGTCTGGCAGTGACAGGTGACACTGCCGCATCCATTGCGGTAGCAGTGTTGGTGTTCAGGATGTAGGTGTAGTCAGCAATGGTCTGTGCCCTGATCTGCTGCCGGGCATCCGTCACGCTGGCCAGATAGCCATACCCACCAGGGGCGTTCACCGTCTTCTCATTACCCGCCAGGTCGAACACCCTGATGACGGTCTTGGTGATGACCGCCAGGTACTCCTCGGTGCTGTCCCGCAGGATGCTGTGGATGAACGCATCACCGAACGGTGTGGTGCTGACTCGTGCCAAGCACTGACTGGCATCACGCTTGCGCAGGCCCTCAGAGATCGAGGACATGCCATTGACTTGGATCTCACCCTGGCTGGGATCCCGCTGGGCGTCAGGTTGCTGCGAGATCCCTTGGCTGAGATTTGGGATGGTGTAGCTGAAGAGTTCAGCCAATGACCCGTCCTCCTGCAATGCCACGCATCAGCCCTTGGCTGGGTTCATAGGTGGGCATCGGTCTGCTGAATGGCCCACCGGTCAAGCTGTTTGGCTTGGCTTGATCCATCTCCACACGGATGAGCTCAGTCAGCGCTGCCTGCTCGTCGTAGGCCGTGAACTTCACAACCGAGTCAGAACCCAGCACACGAGCAGCGAACACCCTGGCTGCACGGATGGTCGTGTATCGGTTGAAGGCTTCTGGTGAATCGTCCCAGCTCAGCAGCCAGACCACATCAGCAAGGATGGGACAGAGCCCTGGATCAATCCGATACGTCCGGTCCCAGGTGTCATAGACCCGCTGACCTCGCAGGATGAACCGTCCATCCCAGCGGTATGGACTGACGGTGAAGTTGACCACGTTGGCGGGGACCACCACGTTGCCGCTGGCTACGTCCCGCTCAAAGGGGTAGGCAGTCTCTCGGTTCCAGGTCCAGCCCCTGACCTGTCCTTCCTTGTGCAGTTCAAGGATGGTGCGCTCTGCCACCCGTGCGTCTTGGACCTGCTGATTGTCGAGTTGATCGACTGGCATCTCGCCAATGTTTTCGAGAAGCGTGTTGACTGCTTCCAGCAGGGTGGTCCTGCCGGGCGTCTTGCCTTGATTCGCCAGGCCCATCCCAGGTATGCACAGGTGCAGCCCTCATCGTATTGGGCGACAAAAAAAGAGGCCAGCCGTAGCTGACCCCCTGCTTCCTTCATTCGACCGAACGGAGCCTAGGCAGTGACGAGAGCCACAGCCGACTCAGCGCGGAGGATGCCCATGCCCAGTGCTTGACGAGCAACCAACAGGCTGGCCTGGTACTGGATGTTCCAGTCGCCAGAGGTGACCTGCAGGGAGGGGCTCATCAGAGTCAGCACACCAACCGCATCCTTGTTGAAGATGAGGCCGTGGCACTTGCTCAGGTCCTGGGCGTAGTCGGGGTTGTAGTCACCCGCAACCAGGGCGTAAGCAGGCTGCTGCAGGTGGTTGCTGGCGTACACGGGGATGCCAGCCACGCGCATGGTGCGGCCATCAGCAATGGTGCCATTGGAACCACCACCACCGTTGAAGTCGGTGTTGATGGCACGGCTGGACATGGTGATGGCGTAGTAGTCCTCAGGGGTGA